AGATTGTAAGTACGGTACTCCAGTCCATGACGAATCAATGAGAGGTGATTACACGGCTTCTTCTTCCTCGGATTCCGATGGTTGCCCACCTTCTTCCTTTGCCTCGGCTGCTTTAGCGGCAGCTGCTTCACGTCTTACTTGAGCCCAGCGTTTTTCTGCGGGTGCTGTCTGTTCTTTGCTCTGTGCTGTAACTCCATCCCACGAATAGATGGCTCCAATCGCCTCCTGTTTCTTCGGCAGCACGATATAGTAATGGCGGAAGTTTACCAAGCTCTCCTGAGCGGTCGGATTGGTCGCAGCTTCGCTATAGTACATCTTCGTAGAACCTTGCGCACGGAACATGCGGGGGACATAGAACACAAAGGATGCCTTCATGTCGGTTTCGGCCGGTGCCTGAGTATACGGTACCTTGACTCCCTCTTTGGTAAAATACGGGCAGTTGATGAACGTATAGATCTGGAAGCCGAACATATTAAGCAGCTTGCCGCTGGTATAGTTGTAGTACTTGTCCTTAAACGACTGGTCCTGTTCAAGCAGGTCGTTCACATGATCCGGGCAGAGCACCAGGCGACGTCCGTCTTCAGGTACCTCCGCATTGTCGAGCGCACGCTTAAGGGCAATAATGTCCTTGAGGGTCATTTTCTTTCTTCCGGCAGCATCCGCCTCTCCACTGGTAGGGATCACCGGAGTCTTGGCAGTATGGCTATATGGAGCCAGCGCATGCGCAGCTTTCTTATAACGGATACGGTCGATGGCGGTTCCATGACGCTGGATATCCAGTGAGAGCTTGTCGTAAGAGATCGCATAGAGCTGGTCATCCGTTACACGAGTAGCCTTTGTCTGGAACTTGTCCAGCCCGATAGGGATGTCACCTTCTACCAGATCCTGAACCGGTATCGGATAAGTCGTATTATTTACCAGTACATCAGGATCGCCACCCACATCTACCAGGTGGATAATCTCATTGTTGACTTTTGCCGAATAATCAGGGATACCGTCCAGGAAGGAAGCGGTCAGTCCCGCATCCATCTGTCGCACCAGTTCACCGGTCCATACTTCAGTATATACACCTTCCAGTGCGGCAGCTACCGGTGTAAAGTTTGTAAGGGCCATCGGAATAACGACTCCCGATATGGCGCCATAGGCCGGATTGATTCCAACGATGGAAGCCAGAATAATTCCCATCACAACGTTAAACATCGTTCCGGTCAGAAATTTCAAGACATTTTTCTTTTTCATTTTTTTTAATATTGTTATTGGTTAAACAAGCTGCGGACAGTCCACTCCAAACTGTTTCTTATACAGGCGCTTGTACTGTTCTGGGTCGCCAGAACGCATCAGTTTGAGTTCTGCTTCCGGTACATCCTCCCATTTCTCGTAGACGCCTGCGGAAGCGGCGGAAGACGTCTTTCCTCCCGCAAGGATGGCTGTGGGACGCACGGCCGCGTTCATCGCATCAAAGGTGAGTTTGAGAGATTCGGCTCCTACCGTCTTGCCCAGCGTGATGAAATGTTCTTTCTTGTCGGCACCGATCTTGCCTTCGGCAATGGCGGTATCCACCAGCGTAGTGACACCCGCGAGCTTCAACTTGTCCAGCTCTTTCTGCAGGTTATCCTTCTCGGAGATGAGCCGGGCATTAGCGTTCTGATATTCCAGAACCACATTGATCTTTTTCTGCACGTCTGTCAGCGTTGCGGCATCCGTGAGGCCCAGCATCAGGGCGACTGCTTTCAATTCTTCATTCATTTGAGG